TGGACTCGAACCAGCGATGGCTTTCGCAACGGATTAACAGTCCGTCCCCTGCTACCAACTCGGGTACTCCAGAGCATAAATCAATTAAGCTTAATATTTTTTAAGTGTAGACCATTTTTTAAAACATAAAGAATGATATCTAGATTATTTTTCACAGCTGTCATTTGATCTTCGGCAGCAAAAAAAAGTTCTGGCAGATCATCTTGAACTAATTCAATTAAAGTTATACACATCTCAGTTTCGCTTACACCACGGCGCTCAAGTTCTTTTAGAATAGCTTGTATTTTAATTTCTTTTGCGCCGGGTTGTTCCTTTTTTTTCTTTGGGAAAGGAACTACATTATTTAAATTCTGAATTTGAGAGTCATCTTTCATTTATCTGCCTATATATCTAGAAATCATATTCTCGATTTTATTTATTATTTTGTTGCATATCTTTAAGGTATTCTTTGGTTAGGGTATCTTGAATTGACTCTTTTTTTACAACAATTGATGGACCAAAATCGGCCGATATGCGTTCTACTGTTTCACGAAGTTCCTTGACTTCTGTTATTAGTTGCTCAATACGGTTTTCCCTTTTAAAAAATCTAAAATACTTAGAAATACACATTTTTTACAATCCCCTGGACCGTTATATACATTATACACCGAATTATATAATTAAGTACAATATTATAAGTTATTGATTTTCAAATGCTTTAATTATTTTTAATGGAATTTTATTATAATCTTCTTGAAATTCAGTTGGCATTATAGACCAAAGATTCTTTTTATATATTAACTCTTTTCCCATCTTATACCATGATCTTTTTTTAGCGACCATAGTATACCAATATAGATACGTATTTGATTGTTGAGTATATACAATTGGATCTAATGGCAAATCGTATTTTTTAATTTTTTCAACTGTCCGTTTTTCACAATCAATTTCAATTTCCCGGACTGCATTGATATAAAGTTTTAATTGTTCTCGATTCAATTCAATCTTTTTTTTAATCCAAAGATGAATTAAAAGACCAGCATCGATATCTCCATTAAGAATATCTGCGGTCCAAGCTGGGCATTGCTCAATCCATTGATCCATATGACACGATTCATGAACAAAAATTGGGAACCATTTCTTTAATGGTTTTTTTGTTCCAACGACTAACTCTAAAACATCTTCATCAAAATAACCGTTACATATTATATCATCGTCAATAGTAACAAATCGAGTATCTAAAAATTTTATTTTTACATTATGGGATTTAGCGATTTTACGCGTAGTGCGAATAAATGATAATATATCTTTAGGAAGATGTTGCAGTTTCACAATAATTCTTTAAAAGTTTTTATTTCTTTTCACATTCTTCATTTGATATATCTTTACTAAAATAAGTTATATCTTGCCAATCGTCATTAACATCAACACCACTAAGAGCTGATATTGTTTTAGGTGACCATTTTGAAGCAGCTGAAAACCAAACCCAAACGATAAATGGACCAACCATAGCTAAACATACTGATACTTTAATAGCGCTTTCGAGAGATCCGGGCCAAGTCCAAAACGCAAACATTCCAGTTACAAATGCATTAATTAACATAAGAATTTTGCGTCGTATTTTTTTTGGTTTTTCCTGTATAAACCAACGTTTAAATGCATCTGCTATTATAAAACCTATAAGGGGAGCAATAGATATAGTGGCAATTTCCCAAGCATGTTGTTCTAAATAGGGTATAATTGAATCTAACATTTAAGATTTCCTAATGGTTGCTAAGATGCGATCTCAAATCACTCTCTAGTTTACCATAAACTTGCCATTGTGCTCTATACTTATCTTCTAATTTTTCAAGATCAGAACGTAATTGATTGATCTGTTCTCGTTTTACGGCTACATCTACATCTAATTGTTTCTCTTCAATACGAACAATTGACTGTTCGATAGATTCTATGCGTTGAACAAATGAACCCCAAGTAACAGCAAAACCTGCAATAATAACTATTACAGGTATATATTTGGTAATTGTATTTGCGTCGATTGTAACCATATTTTTATTTATAATCTAATTATCCATAATACGCGCCTTGAGCTTGTTTTTCATCTGATGATAATTTAACTGGAAGATAATCCCATCCGGTTCCTAAAACTGGAGTAAATTCCAAAGTAGATCTTCTTAAAAAATATTTTTTAGGAATTGACATTCGCATTTGATCTACATAATTGACAAAAAAAGAATCCATTCCTATAAAGCATTGACTTTGTTCTAGAATATAAGTCCAATCAAAAAGATTATCAGTAATAGGCTCAATTCTAATTACTTGAGTATCATACTGGGCACCAGCAGCTCTAGCAATCTCTCTAGCCTTTCTATCATCAATATTTAAAACAAATCTTCCATTTCCTCCTTGCAAATGCATAACAATGTATGGTTTAGTTGTGTCATTAACAACTTTATTATACAAATCCATTTCCCTTTCCATATTTCTGTTTATATTTAAATTCCATTTTTCAAGAAAGGGAACATCTGCCATAGCATATTTAAACTCGTCAAACTTATTAAAGTAAGGTATAGAAAGATTTTGTGCTCTCTGCGCTGGATTATCTAGACGTCTGTATTCTAATTCCTTTAATGCATCGGCATATTTTATTTCTTCATAACAAAAATTAAAAACTAAATCCATTTCAATTTCATCTAATATTTTTCTTGGTTCATCATACCAAAACGTACTTCTTATATTTCCTTGTACATCACTTTCAGAAATAGGCTTTAAACCTATAAAATTAATATCAGGAAAAGCATAAGCAAAGGATTCTTTAAATACATCATCAATTATCCAATAAACTTCATTACCTTGCTTTACCCAATGTTTAGCTATCGGTGCTAAAATAATACAATCTCCAGCACCTCTCAATTGCAATATTCCAAGTTTCATTTTCATTACCTCATAATATTATTAATTCTTTTCTTTCTTTACAGCAAGCGTTATATATTTAGATAAATCTTTATGAATTGCTAATATATTTATTCCAACACTAGCTATTATTTTATAATCGATTTCTTCAAAGAAATCCATAAACCATTTAGAAGAATAACTTCCTCTACGTTCAATATCTGTTACCCATAGACCGTTTGGATCTTCTGGAAAATGTTCAACAAATAATATTGGCTTTTTGTTTTTTATAAATTTTTTAGAATTTTCTAAAATAATTCCTTCAGTTCCTTCAGTATCTATTTTAACGAGTACAAAATTATATTCATCATCATCAGAATATAAAAAATCTAATGAACAACATGTTATTGGTTTATGATCAACAACTGAACATAGTGAATCATTTCTAGCAAGTTTTTCATCTGGATGTAAACTTGTACATCCGTAATTTGATACAATTTTTTCATCATAAACTGGAAGATTAACTGTCGTGTAATTTTTACCTATAGCTATAGACGAAACATTTACATTTGGAAGATGAATTGTATTTAAACAAGATATGTTATAAAGTGATTCCATTGGTTCATACATATCAATGTGAACATTTGGGTTATTAATAGCCCAATACCTGCCATATAAACCAAAATTACAACCTATATCAATAATTTTATTTTTTTCATATTTTGTGAAAAGAGATTTACATTTTTGATAGATATCATTTAAAATTATAATTTCATTATGATCATGAGCTTGTTTAGTATTTTTTATACTTTGTGTTTGATTAATATCATAACGATGCACAGCAATAGAACCATATGCAGTATCATGCACTACATCAACAAGTTGTAAAAATGGATATATCACAATACGGCTAACATTTCTTAAGTATAAATTCAATTGCGCATTCTATTGCAGGATGCAGTGTTTGATCTTGATCTCCAGCATTTGGATAATAAAAATCACGAATAACTTCTATTTTTTCAACAGTAGCAATATGTTTCATTTCTACTAACATTTCTAATAGGTTAATGCTTTTAGGCATAAACGAATTTGAAGTTAAAGTAAATGACCATTTATGATCATCATTATACTTACTAGGCCAATGACCGTGTTCATACATTTCTTCTTCTGGAATAGTAATAACTAAATGACCATATTGTTTACACACTCGAATCCAATTACGTAATGCTTCATGCGGATCTACCATGTGTTCTAAGCAATGGCTACTAACAACAAAGTCATATGTATTATCATCAATACCATTTAAATATTGTGCATCACCGTCTGGTAAATCCCAAGGTCTAACTTCTCGTATTCCTCTAAATACATGACGAAGATTGCCAAGATTATCTTGGCCACATCCAATATCTATTCCATCACCTATAAAATATCGGTTATGGAAATTACCATCGTCAAATCTACGTTTTGCAGCTTTTGTTTGTTCATGCATAATTAATCACCATATAAAATTATTTTTGTAAAATTCAACTATTTCTGGTAATTCATTATCAAAAATAGTTTGCGGTTTCCATCCTAAAGATTTTAATTTAGAATCATCAATTGAGTATCTAATATCTTGACCAGGTCTATGATAAGAAAAATCTATAAATTTATCATAATTTATATCATTATAATATTGATTTATTATTTTTTTAACAACATTAAGATTGCTATCTTCATAATTACCAGATATATTATATATTTGGTTTATTTCATTAGATTCTATTATTTTAAGTATAGCATTTGCTGTGTCTTTAACGTTTAACCATGTTCTCTTAGGTTTACCATTTTGGTGTAAAGGTATTTGTTTTCCTAATGTAAGATATTTACATGTCTTAGGAATTAATTTTTCTGTATATTGACCAATACCATAATTATTTGTAGGTCTTACTATTATATATGGAACATTAAAAGTTCTATTCCAAGCTAAAATTAACATATCAGCTGCTGCTTTTGTTGCACTATATGGATTACTTGGTTTTAACAAATCAGTTTCTGTATGAGATCCAACTTCAATATCTCCATAAACTTCATCAGTACTAAAATGCAAAAAAATAGGCATTTTATGTCTATGCTTATCTTTTATTAAATTTAATAAATGATGAACACCATTCACATTACTCATTAAAAAAACATTTGAATTTATTATACTATTATCTACATGAGATTCTGCTGCAATATTAATTACATAATCACATTCATATAATGAATCAAGTTCATTAATATCTTTTTGTAAGAATTTAAAATTTTTATATGTAAGTAAATCGTCTAAAAAAATATCATGGGAAGCATAAGTTCTTTTATCAACACCTATAACTTTATGTCCTTCATCTAATATTTTTTTAGTTGTATGATAACCTATAAAGCCTAAACACCCAGTAATATATATTATATTTGTGAATAGCATTCAAATCCCCTTTCTAATCCTTGAAATTGATTAGAATATTTTTTTATTCTTTCAGCATTACCGGTATAATTATTAATTTTCTTATTTTCAATTTTTAATAAATTTATGTCTAAATTATTAGCTTTAACAAATAGTTTTAAAATATCACTTAATAGCATTTTATTTTCATAAACACAATTTATATCTTTAAATTCAATTCCAAACTTTATAATATTTTCAATTACTATTGCAATATCATTTACTGATATAAAATCAAAAAAACGATCTTCTTGTAATGTAAATACATTATTATCATTTAAAGTATATAATATTTTTTTAAATAAACGATTTTGATCTTCTGTTTTGTCGAAACACCCAAAAATTCTTAAATTACAAAATTTATTGTTTAATGTATGAATTAATCTTGTAATAATATTTTTACTTAAACCATAAGTATGATTTGGAAATGAATTAAAAACTTCGTGTTCTTTAACATTCATTAAATTTTTTTCCAATCCAAATTCAGCACCAGTACCAATATTAATTAATATATCATAATATTCTTGATATTCAACTAAATTTAAAAAGCTATTTAAATTATTATTTAATATAGTAGTGTCATGACTTAATGGATCATATCTTCCTTGTGCTGCGCAATGAAGAATTATATTTGGTTTAATAGTTTCTAATAACTGTTTAACATGTATTTTATTACATGTGTTTAATTCAAGTTTAGAAAAAGCATAAACTTCATATTCTTTTTTAAAAAATGAATTTAAATATTTTCCTAAAAACCCATTAGCTCCAGTTATAAAAATTTTCATCTTTTATATTTTATAAATTGGTTATTATCATCAAATTCAGATTGTGTTACATAAGGAAATTGATCATTAATAGGACGACCCATTTCAAGTTTAGGTTCAATTAAGGTTCTTTCATCTAATTCAATTTCTATTAAACTGCGATTTGTATTAAAAATATTTTCATTTATATCAGATAATTTTTTTATCAAATGATATTCTAAGCTATAAGCATTTGCAATTTTTTGAAAATTAGGTTGGCCCGGGCCTTTACCTTTACCAGTAGCTTCATAGCGACTTTGCATATACGTATCTTGAAATTGTTTAATCATCCCAAGGCCTTTATTATTAAAAATAATTATTTTAATATCAAGATTATATTCAATCAAAGTTTGGAATTCTTGAATGTTCATTTGAATTCCACCATCCCCATTAAAACTAATAACTTGTCTATTAGGATTCATAAGTTTAGCGCCAATAGCAGCCGGTAAACTATATCCCATAGCGTAATGACCAGAACTTGTAATTAGTTTTTCATCTTTTTTACGATTATATGATTGAAATACCCATACATGATTAGCACCGGCATCTGTAAATAAAATAGAATCATTATCTAAATAATTTGATATTTTTTCTATAGCACTATATGGATTTAAAGAATTATAAGTAGAAGAGCTAGTACTGATATCTTTATTTAAAAATTTATTTTTTATGTTATTAATATATAATGGCCATTCGTCATTCATATTAATATCGCATTTAACTAATTTTAAAATATCAGGTAAACACATGAGATCAAAACAAGATATAGTATATTGTTCTGGATCATATTTGTATAATTCTTCTATATCAATATCACATACCATAATTTTTGCTTTTGGAGCAAAAGATGTAGTATTACCAGAGCGTTGACGATTATCTAGTCTAGAACCAAATACAATAATTTTATCTGCATTTTGAATAATATAATTTCCGCCTCGATTTCCATAAACACCAAAATGACCACAATATAAAGGATTTTGATGGTCAAAAGAATTTAGTGCAGACCAACTAGCAACAAATGGTATATTATTTTGCGTTAACCATGATTCTAAATGTTTCTCAACACCAGCAAGTTCAGCGCCAGCTCCAAAAACAGCTAAAGGTCTTTTTGCATCTATTAAAAAATTGCTAATAGAATCACTAATATCATTATAATTATAATGATTGTTATGGTAATCATAATATTCCGGAAGAACTAATTCATCTCCAACATCTTCAGTTTGAACATCCATAGGAACATCAACTAAAACAGGTCCCATACGGCCATTAAACATTTCTTCAGCTGCTTTTTTTAATGCTTGTTTAAGTGTATTAGCATCATGAACTGCTACAGAATAATTAGTAATATTTTTTACCATATTAACAATATCCATCTGTTGAAACCCAGCTTGTCTAACTTTTGCATTTCTATATTGAGCTTGCTCTTTTCCATTTACTTGGCCAGTAATATGAAAACTAGGTATACTATCATAATAACCACATGCAATACCAGTTATTAAATTACTAGCACCAGGACCAGATGTAGAAAATGTTGAACCAATTTTTTTAGTAGTTCTCCATACTGCATCAGCAGCCATTGCTGCAGCTTGCTCGTGTTGAAAACACTTATATTCAATTCCATGTTCTTGTGCAAGACTGTCTAACATAAAAGCACAAGCTCCGCCTTGAACCAAATATACTTGCTCAATTCCAATTTTTTTTAAAAATTTTGCTATATATTCTGAACCTTTCATGATATTATACCTCTAATATAAAATTGTCTAATACGCGACCAATATATTCTATTTGCTCTTTAGATATTATTGGGCTTGTTCCATGAAAAAAAGTATTTGTCATAGAAAAAGTAGCATTTGGGTATTCATTATATGCTTCTTGTTGATTCATTAAATGAGTATAACCAGGTTGAAGTATAATATTACCAGCAAAATATGGTCTTGTTTGTATTAAATTATCTTCAAAATAATCAACTATTTTATTTCTATTAAATGGTGCAGTTTTCTTGATAGTTAAAGGAAAAGCAAACCAACTTGGATTAGATTTCTCTGTAGCCACGGGTAAATGAAAAAAATCTTCATATTTAGAATAAATATCAAAAAGTAATTTATAATTTTCTCGTCGCCTTTTATGTATTTCATCTAATTTATCTAACTGGCAAAGACCTATTGAAGCTTGAAGTTCAATAGGCTTTAAATTATAACCTATTTCATCATAAACGTATTTATGATCAAAGATCTCATCAGGCATCGATGGTACCCAATTACTAAAACGTTTTTTGCAAGTACCACATTTTAATTTATTTGCTTCGGGCCCAATGCAATAGCATCCACGACCCCATTCACGAAAAGATCTTAAAACAACTTCTAATTCATTAGTTTTGCACGCTACAAATCCACCTTCTCCCATAGTAATATGATGAGCAGGATAAAATGAACAAGACGCCATTTCGCCAAATGATCCTAATGGATTTCCATCATACTCTGATCCTAAAGCGTCACAGCAATCTTCTAATAATATTAAATTAAATCGTTTTACCAAATCCATAATAATATCCATATTAGGCGGATTCGCAAGAACGTGTGCAAATGTTATAATTTTAATATCAGGATTTTCATATAATTTTTTTTCAACTTGAGTTAAATCTAGATTTAGAGTATCAAGTTCTATATCAACAAAAATAGGTTCAAATCCTAATTGAAGAATAGGATTTAATGTAGTAGGAAATCCAGATATAGGAACTAATACCTTTGTTCCTTTATTGAAATTATACGTTCTTTTGCTAGTTAAAGCTGCCATCATTAAAAGATTAGATGATGATCCAGAATTAGTTAAAATTCCATGTTTTTTATTAAAAAGTCTTGGGAATTTTCTTTCAAATTTTACTGCGTCATTCCCCATGACTAGCCAGCCTTTTAATATAGTTTCAATTGCGGCTAAAGGTTCTGACTCATCAAAAAAAGGACCAGAATATGGTATAAAATCTTTTCCAGGTTCCCATTTTTTTTGTATTTGAGAATTTTCAATCAATTTTTTAATTATATCTTTCATTTTATTATTTTAACTTTTTCATGGGTAGAAGACTGAATTTCGTTAAATACTTTCAATCTCATATCATTAACAACGCCTGGAAGTTGTAAAGCAAAATCGCCAGTTTGATATTCTCCATCTTGTTTAGTATAAGGATCTAAATATGGAGCTGTATATTGACCACCGTAAAGACCATATAGATAAGAATTCATAAGTCTTTGTGGCATTACTTTCATTATATATTGCGATAAATGATTTTGTTGATAAAAAGCCCAAATGGCTCCTTGTTCAAATGGCCATGCTCTAACTGATTGTTCTTTAGTGGTTAATATCCATTTTAATAAACCTTTAGATATTAAACTATTTCTAATTAAATGCGAATCGATATTAATACCATTGACATCTGCACATAAAATTTGCTGATAATTATTATCAATAATTGATTCTAATTTGATTGTAAAATTAGTTATTAAAAGATCAGTTCCAGTAAACCAAATCCATTCTATATCTGGATGATGCTCAAATACATTAAGAATAAAATTATATTTTTCATAATATAAGTATTGAGGTTCAAAACAAAAATCTTTTTCAGTACAATGAAATGTACTATACCCATGTCTTTTAGCATATTCAACTTTATTATTAAACCAAGTTATTTCAGCCATTTCTTTAAAATTAGAATTATTAAAAGAAACTAATGCTATGTTACTTCTGTCCATATTGAATTATCCTCAATAAAATAATCTAATTCTTCTTCATCCAAATTAGGTGGAATAGCTAAATCTTCAGCGTCAATTGCTGCAGCAAATTCATTGCTATCATGTTCAACGACACTTGCATTATTTTTACGTACTGCGCTTAATTGCCATCGTTTTACTTCACCTTCATCAGTTTCGAAAAAATATTTTTTATTTGCTATTGATTTATTTTTTCGTTGTTGATCAGTCCATTCGCGAACATTACCACAACTACGACTGCAATATACCCTGCGTTTAGTGTGTTCGGCTCCACACCTTGGACATATTTTAATCTTTTTTGGTTTCCTTTTCCCCATCATCTTCGCCTAGAATAGCTTTAATAGACATTTTATGTCTTACAGTTGAAGCATGATATTCTGCAGCAGCCATCGTTCTTTTATATAGACCACGTTCATGCGGATCTAGAATCTGATCTGCAATAATTTTAGTCCGCGACGACATTTTATAATTTTTGTCTGGTTTCATAATATTCCTTATAAAGTATTAGCGGTTATTAATATACATTGTGATTTCAAAGCCAAAACGGATATCGTTATATACAGGTGTTTCCCAAATCATATTCTTTCTCCTAATTTAATTTTAAGTTGCCGATTTTCTTCCATACATTCTGCCAATTGTTTTTCAATATTTCTATATCCATCATTTAACCATTTATATTTGGTCATTAATTTTTCAAATTCAAAAAACAATTGATCATGACGGTTAATACAATCAAACATAGACTTCTCCTACTGTTTGGTTTATAATAGTTTTAATATCATGAAGATTCTTATACGTAAGAATATCTTCACTCATACTATTTATACTATTTGTTATAAGATTTCTATGAGTTTTAAAAACTTCTATGAGAGGAATAATATTTATTTTTATAAGGAATAAAGCTGTAGAGTTTTTAATAATTGGAACTGTAGTTTGTGTTTCTACTCTTAAAAATAAGTCATTAATTTTTTCAGGCTTTTTCCATTTATCTTTATATTTTGGATGCATAGACATATTATCAGTTGGTGCAATAGTCCAAATATGGCGACAAAACATGTGGTTTCCACATATTGCAAGCGGCATTGACTTCATAGCACGTAATAATTTTTTATTATCTGCGACTGGTTTATGAATATCTACTAAAGATAAATCTTTTTTTTCTAATGGATTCCAATTCGTTGGAGATGCAAAATAGCCAGCAATTAATTTTCCATCATGTATTATCCCAATATCTTCTTCTATTTGAAGGGATAGTAATGAAATGATCATTTTGCTCGATAAAATTTCATTATTTAAACCTTCTATTTCTAGTTTAAATTTTTGATATATGTCCCATTTTTTCTGATATGTATTAATTTTCTTCAATATTTTAAATAAAATATCAGAAGGTATTTCCCCAAAAGATATTGCTGTACCTAACTCATTTTCTTTTATTTTATGAATTAAAGATTTATGTGTTATTCGTGAAATAGGATTCCCTTCAAACTTAAACATATAAGGTTCCATTGTAAATGGAACTTTAATTATACTATTGTAATTAAGGGATGACATTGTATTATTGAAAATATTATATTATCTTGACGGAATGATTTATTTTTTAAATTAATAATTTTTTCAAATATAAATCTATCATGTGGTGATATTAATAATAATGAATCAAAGCTTTTTACTGTCATTTTATTTAAGTCACACTTTTGATATATAACTATACTATTATTTAAACAGCTTGAGCTTGATACCATGCTGGCTCCTCTGTTTTCCAAGTAGCAAATTTGCTTTTTTCAATTTGATAAAAGTTACGATATGCTTGAATCGTATTTCCTTCTACTTTTAAAGTATCAGGCATGCATTGAGGCGGATCTACCCAACCATTATCTTTTAAGTTATTAGGTGTATCAAATAGGTATCCACGAAGATCTGATGCTTTGTGTATTTTACCATATCTTATAGTATATTCAAGACATAAATGCATCCACATGGTCCATAACCATCGGTAATGTTGAGACGACTCTCTAATCCATGTATTAGATGGATGATTTACATGTGAAGCTTTATATAAGGCCTCTTCACGTAAATCATTTAATGCCCACCTTTTAATACGTCGATTATCTGTTTTACTATAGTATTCTTCACCATCCATAACGCGATGGCATGTACTTAAAAGTTGAGCATATTCGGTGGCCATTTTAACTACATGTTTATCACAATGCATTTGCGCACAAGTAGATTCATTTTTATCTAAATAAAATATATTCATGCAAAATCCTTAAATTTATCCAATATACTTATAGTATCAGATGATTCTGTGAAATTATTAGAAGGAATATCACTTGTAATTAAATCTTGTTGCGATGATTGCTCAGTATTATATAATCTCATTTTAGCACGGTCTACACCAACAATAAATTTACGATTATAATTAGGATCACTATAACGATTCTTTAATTGCTTAACAAGAATCTGATTTAACTGAGCCATTTTTTCATTTGTAATCAATGCAAACATAAAATCAGCAGTTGCCGGTAAACCAAATGATTCTGATACATCTTCAAGCCCAACATCTGTACTTGTAAAACCTGTACGATTCGTTTGTGTTGCACTTACGATAGGAACATTAGCTTCTACCGCTAATCCACGTAATTCTTCGGCAATTGCTTTCACATATGTATAAGAGTTTATATTTGCTCCAGTTTTAATACGTGATGATGCACAAATATTAATATAATCAATATAAATTATATCAGGTATAAACCCTCTTTTCATTTTCAATTCATTAAGTAAATAACGGAAATTACCGGCATGAGCAGATGCTGTTGGATATTCCTTTACAATTAATTTACCAAATGTCTTTTCTTTTACTTTAGTAATTTTCTTTTCATATACATCATATGGAAGATCTCTAAGTTCATCAAGATTGATATCAAGTAAATTTGCATCAATACGTTCAGCAATGCGTTCTTCGGCCATTTCTAATGTAATATATAGAATGTTTTTGCCGTCCTCTAAATTTTTTGCTGCGCAATGACACATAAACATACTTTTACCGACGCCGGTACCGGCGAGGCATATATTAAGTGTTTTACGACTTAAACCCCCTTTCGTAATCTTATTAAAGTATTCAAGATCAAATGCTATTTTATCTTCTTTAAGATGATAAAGATCGTATCGGTGTTCCCAATCTTCAACAAAATCATGACCAACATTAGTATCAAAAGTAACTGCTAATGCTTTAGTTAGCATATCAGGAATAGAGCCTTTAGCTAAATTAGATTCTCCTCCATTAATTACATTAATAGATTCTGATAAGGCATTATATAATGCTTGGTCTTGACAGAATTTTTCACTTTCATCTATAAGCCATTCGATATCTGTAGTTTCATCTCGTTCCAGACTACGAATAATATCACTACCGTCTTTGAACACTTGTTCGCTAAGATCATCTCGAGATTCAAAATCAATAGTTAAAGCTTCGATTGATGGTACAGTATGATACTTATCTGTATATGCTTTGATCGTATTAAAAATAAATTTATAAGTAAAATCTTTAAAATAATCCTCCTTAATAAAAGGTAAGGCTCGATTAACATATTCTTCATTAAACAGTAGATTCGACAGAATCGTCTTCTCGATCGTCATCCATTTCTCCTATTCCATAGCTAAATTCTTTTTTAGCTGCTTCATCTAGTTGCATAAGAATTTCTTGACTATAAATTGATTCCGGGTTTTCATTAATTTGTTTACCGTAAACTTTACTGCCATCTGCTAATTCATATTTAACACCTGTCTTTTTAATAATATTATATTTTTCAGCAAGAGGAAGTAGACCATAATACTTGTCTAAACCGTGCTTATATGATATTCGCACTTCAGCTTCACCATTTTCTTTACTTAATCGTGATTTATACATCTTAACTTTTACAATATTACCAATAATATTAGTACCATCGCGATCTTTTTTCTTGCCTAGAGTTGCAATTGATGATGCTGCATACTTTAATCCTGAACCACCTGAAATTTCATTCTGCGGTACATAAGAACCAATTGCGGCATAAACATGATTAGTAAGAATTAATGGAACATTTACTTTTGCTAGTTTAAGTGTAAGAACACGAAATGCAGCTTTAATCACTTGAGATTTAGACATATCACGCGTCTCTTTACCTTCAGCCGTATCTTCCATTTCTTTAGTCGTAGATAAAAGACCAAGTGAATCAAGAACCATCATAAATGGTGGACGATCATCACCTGAGTTACCATAATAATCGAGTGTTTTAATTGCGTGTGTACGGAATTTTTGAATAGTATCGGGTTCTGATATAATCACACGCGATGTATCAATACCTCGACTTTCCATCATATCTCTTGTTACTGCAGCTTCTGTATCATAATACATTACTCCAGCTTCTGGATGAGAATCTAAGAAGGCTTTAACGATTCCAAGAACAAAGAAAGTTTTGCCAGTGCTCGATTCGCCAGCGAAAGCAGTAATTTTATTGTTTGAAACACCACCAAAAATGCTGCCGCTAAGAACAGCATTAAGAATGTAACTGCCAGTGTCAATGCATCCGCTATACTCAGAGGAGCCTTTTCCATCAGATGCAATAGAGGTATCTTCATCTTTCAATTCCTCCACAAGATTTTTTAGAAAACTTGCCATTTTTCACCTCGCTTTTTTTTCATTAATAAATTGTACTATAAATAGATAAATAAGTATATAAGATATTTATTTAAATATTAATTCTCAAATCTTTATCGCCAGCTTTTATTGAAAAGCTTTTTGATATAGGACGACTAAACATTTTTTCTCGTGACAAAGAAACATTTGCAGCAATTAATAACATAACAGCTAATGGGTCAAAGGCGGTTACTATTAAAATAATAACTACTCGGACGGTATTTTCAAGATAATCATTTGCTGTTTCTCCATATATAAGTTCAGCAATATACTTAAGGGGACCAACTTCAGCTTCTAATGATCTTCTTTCTTTTTGTAAATCTTCAATTTCCAATTTATAAATCATCATAAGTTCCATACTTTCTTGTATAGAATTTAAAAGATCTTTTCTTTCTTCTTTTTGAGATTGTCTAATCGCCAACGCTCCGTCTTTACCACGGATTCTATCGTAGTCAAGAAGAGTTTCAACTGATTTGTCAAGTTGTTCAAGTACTCGTTCTGCATCATTAATTTTATTTTGTTCAAAATCAATTTTACGTTGAACTAATTGTATTTGGCCACTACTATCGCCTTGTTCAACCGTTTGTTGTATATGTGCTTTTGATAAAAATCCAAAAATTCCCATCGATGTAATAATCATTAAAATAACAATAGCAGAAGTAAGATACAATTTTAATAGGTTTGGAGTATATTTCCAATTTCTATAAAGCCAACTTGCTGATACTAGTTTACCAACTTCAAGTACAGAACCCATTACAACGATTGGCCAAAAAGCCGAAGAAAAGATAGTAGTAAGACCGACAATAGAATAATAGGCGGCAACTGCTGAAATTGATATAGCAGTAAAAAGTGTTATATAACTAATCATTAGTTAGGCAGAAATATCTTCTCCGACAAGTTCATTTACCTTATTAATAAAGATTTGCATTTTTTCTGCACGGTTTGGCCAATACAAATATGTCTTTTCGCTATCTTTAGATAAATTTACTAATAGAGGCATAACAGCACTATATAAATCTTGAAGTTTTTCATTATAATATGCTGCAGTTTTATTGACTTCTTGTTCAAACTCTTCTTTAACAGCAGTTGCAGCAGCTTGCGCAGCAAGTTCAGCAGCTTCCTGCTCGCGCTTCTCCATTTCTTCTTCACTAATCGCAAAGAACCCGAAGTCATTATCAAAGTTTGTTATATTGGTCACTCGAATAAATCCTCTAATGTATTAGTATTACGTTCAACTTTCCAATTAATTTTATCAGTAATACCCTTTAAAGGCTCGATAAAGGCTTTTTGGAATTGCGTCTCACGATCTATATATTTATCTAGACCAAACTCTTTTGGTATATTATCAAGACAAGAAATTACATTACTACCATATACATTATTAAATAGATAACAAAATTTCACTTTATCACCAGTTTGTATCTTTTCATATTTTTTATCTAAATCTTTAGATTTAAGAAGGTGATTATATAGTATGGCCCCGCGGACGTGAATTGGCGTACCCTTTGCAAATAATCTATCTCTAGATCTTGCAAATTTTTTCATATTGTTACAACCTCGAGGAAACGCAATCTCTTCGTACGGTAAATTCATAAAAGAATCTTTAAATTCAATAATATAATTTAATAATTCTTCATTATCACCTAACATAATAATATTTAATGCATTTTTAATCGATTCTCTACATGATGAAGGCGTCGACGACTTAACGGCTTCGATGCCCATCATTTTAAGTTTAGGTGATGAATATCTTACACCTTCTGAATCATGTACATTTAGAATATACCGTTTTTTTGCAGTCCATATAGCTTTATCTGCAATGGACTCACGCTTCATTTTCATCTTTTGTTCATACGCCTGAGTATACTCGGCTAGCCTTTCATAACTTTTATCGATTAGAGGCTCGAGCGCTTGGGAACAAACTTTATCTAAAAAGTCAATTACTTCAGATGTCTTTGAATGTGGATCATCAAATATTTGATTAACTAAACCACTCATATCAATATAAATTGAATCAGTATCAGAAGCAATAATATAATCTTTGTTTGTTTTTAATTGTTTATTTAAATATCTATTTACTTCTTCTTCAACCCAACGAATTGAAACCTGTCCGGCTATAGTAATACACTCGGCCAATGCAATTTGATAATATCGATAATATTGATTACCGAATGCGCCATAAGCTGAATTTAACATAATTTTAAAAGCCATTTGCAAATTATTATATTTTGATATATCTTTTTGCAATTGGAATGATTTATTTTTTTCATATTCCTTTTGGCATTCAATCATTTTATTCTTATAAATGGTACGCTTATTATAATATAGTTCCATTAGTTCTGGAAGAAATCCATATCTATCTTTTGTAAAAATGCATCGATTCGGTGTTTTGATGGAATCTACATCCCATTTTTCTGCTTCACCATTTAGAAAAGCATCGATATTCTTTTCACCTGGAACTTGACCAATATAAGTTTCCGGTGAAATATTATATTGCATAATTAGATGAGGATACAAACTATTTAAATCGAAAGAACATACCCAATCATGCATACCAATTTGAGGAGATTTGACATATGCACCTAAAAATGATGTATGTTCAATATCATTTCCATCTAAACTTTCACTTATACCATATGGAGTGTATTTAATTGACTCAATACTATTTTTTGGAGTTACTACAATATTATGCTCCATAAGATAGTTATGGCATATGATATCCCAAAGTTTAACAACGCCAAATGTATCAGTATAATTGACTTTAGCTGAATATGCCATAGCATAAACGAGCTCGATTAACTTAAGCTTATCTTCAAGTCTTTGCACTAAATGGACGTCTTTAATATTATAATCCATATAAGTTTGAAAATCATTTTGATACAACTCATTTAATGTACCTTCAAACTGAAGCTTCTTTTCACCTAGTTCAACAAAAGCAATATGATCTAACTTATAAGATTCTTGATTGGTATATGTAAATTTGCGATAAAGTTGCAAATAATCTAAAGTGGCAACACCTACTATTTCAAAAACATGAAATACTCCATTACTTTTACCACGACTTACTTCTCGCTCATCGATACGGTTCCAAGGTGAAAGACGATTTGCTATACTTGGAGCGCACACTTTGCGAATGCGATTAATTAGATATGGTATATCAAATGATTCTATATTCCACCCAGTTACTACATCTGGTGAAACAGAACCCCATACGTCTACAAACTTACGTAGTAAATCAGATTCTGAATTACATTTAATATATTTAATATTTTTATCTTCATTTTCATAGTCTTTCATACCAATAGACATTGTATACCCTTTCCAAGAAAGGCTAATCGCCGTTACCACGCTATTTGCATCTTCTGGATTAGGAAACCCGTCTCCACTATCTACCTCAATATCAAGATACGCAACACGAATTTGTTCGGGGTCATACTGTATTTCATTTCGAAATTTATCGAAGATATATACGTAAGCTAAATTTTTACCATCTTGCCCATGTAAAATATAGTTACTAGTTTCGGAGTATTCTGCAGCAGTTTGTTTAGCTTCTTTAATTGAATCAAAATGAAGCTTTTCTACCGGAATTCCATTAAGAGTTTTATATGTAGAATCTTCTCTCTTAGTTTCTACAAAAAGATAAGGCTTATATGGAATTTTTTTCTTAATTTGTTTACCGTTTTCATAGCCACGGTAAAGAATATTGTTGCCGAATTGCACAAAGGAAGTATAAAACATTAATTCCAACCTATAGTAAATAGAATGACAGTATCAAGATGATACTAATATTATACCGAAATAAATAAATTAAGTACATAAAAAAAGGGGGACCGAAGTCCCCCCTTTAAAATTATAAATTATGCAATAGATGTTTCTTCAGTTGGCTCTTCTATCTCTTCTATATCTTTGATAGTCTGATTCCTAGATTTAAAAATATCAACTTGCATTTTCGCTTGTTCTTCAATATTGTCAATTAGAGCTCTAACTTGATTATAAGGCATTGCTGACAATCCCTGTAAAATCATATTATAGCCATTTGCAGTTACTGTAATTGAAAGAGTAAATGATTCCTGTTCACCTGCCATAATAAAATACCTCCATTACGCAATAGGAACCTGCAATGCTATATGCAATCCATTTATAATAGATATACTTATAGCGATAGGTACACAAATAGAAATAAAATTAATTAATTTATACTTAATGGTATTCATGGTTTCTCCTATTCAGATAATAATTGCTTTTTCGATTTTGGTTTTGCTGTAGCGTTGGTAGTACCTTCGCCGTTACCGATTTCTATCGTTTTTGGCTTTTTATGCTCAGGAATAATATTTTCTAGCCACACCTTAAGCATACCGTCAATAAGATCAGCATTTTTTACCTCGATCGTATCAGCTAAATTAAACTGACGCGTAAATTCGCGGTTAGAGATTCCTCGGTAGATTACCCTCCCTTCTGAACTAGAACTCAATTTTCCAGTAATAGTTAATTTACTATCGTCCAATACGAGTTCAATATCAGTTTTACTAAATCCAGCAACAGCCATTTCGATTACAAAAGTATTATCACCCGTCTTCTTAATATTATAAGGCGGATAATTTGACTGTTTTTGGATTAAATTGACTTGGTCATTGAATTGTGATAAGCGATCCATTACGCGGTCAAAACCGACGAAATGACGATCGAATGTATCCCAATCAAAAGGAATAGAATTTTTAATTGTAAAGCCTGTCATGATAGACCTCCTTCTTAAGCAAGGTTTATATTTTTATGAGACCCTTACGGCGTCTCGGTTAATGATATGCTATATAGCCATATCATGGAACTATTTATAATAAAAAAATAGCTTTATCGTCTTTTTCCAATATTATATTTAGCAACCAGCTCCCAATTATCTTTTTCCTTATGAGGAATAATTTTAATCTGACTAATTGGAGCTTGATCTTCTATTGATTGTTCATTGACAATCTTTAGCAGACCCCATTGCGCAAGTAATTTGGAAATAGTATTTCTACGCCCACGATCTTCTTCTGAAAAATTAGAAGGTTTGCCGTCAAGCATAAAAAGTTCTTTAAAATGCACAATATAGTATTTACCTTGTTTGTGCAAAATGTGGCAGGATTGATAAAGAGTATTGTCCTTACGGGAAGCAACGCCAATCCTAGTAAGGGTTTCTTTGATTTTTAGGAAGTCTTCTTGCTCATCGAGAACCACTTCAACTAAAGTTTCTATTAAATTCATAATTACTCACTCCGCTTGTTGTATTTTTTCTTTCATGAGATGTAATTCTTTTTTATTTATGATTTTTAATATCTCATTTGCACGAGTAAGATTGCATTTATAAAATTCACTTACAATATCTACATCAGATGTATCTTTTTTTGCCCATTTACTAAATCTTTTTTTCTTAGAAATTCCATACATATAATATTCATATTGCATCTTATTATCAAGATGTGGCATCATATTCATATCATTTGCATATAGTATAGTATCAATAAAATATGATAAAGAACGATTAGTTAGATATGCATTATATGATTTTTCTGCTAATTCATCATTCTCAGTGCCAGTCATCATATCTTTATTTTTATTATTGATGCTATTAATATAATCAAATGGTTTCATTATTAAATTTCTCTACTTCCATCATTCAAACTCACATTCAGACATAATTGAAGTAAGACATGCCATAATATTAATTTCCGGATCACTTACAAATGCAGCTTTATACTGATATTCACCAAGAATAAGTACCAATTGAGGTATAGATTTTGGTTGTAGAAATTCTCCAGCATTATCATAAAGACTACGAAATAATTGAGCTGTATCTAAATCAATATTTTCACCAACCCATTTACGAAGTTTAGTAAATGATTTTTCTTTCATAAGAGCCATAACGGCTTTCATACTCTCATCATTAAGATTAGAAAGAATTCCGGTATCAATTTGACCATTAACGCTATAGCGTTGTAGTTCATTTAAAACTCGGCGCCAATCGGGAAAATGATTACTAATAAGTTGTGCTACAACTTTTTCATCATAACTTATATCTTCAGTATTTAGTATTCCCTTTACTCTTTTCATGAAAGCCATTGCTAATTTTGGCTTTTCATTTTTAGGAATAGTAAATTCGATATTAGTACACCGACTGCGTAGTGGTTCAATAATCTTATTTTTAAAATTACAGGTTAAAATAAATCCACAATTCTTTGAAAACTCTTCGATAAAATTACGGAGCGCTGGTTGAGTACTATTTGGATTTAAATAATCTGCTTCATCTAGTATAACATACTTACGGCCACCCATAAGAGATACTGTTGATGCAAATTGCAAAATATCGGTTCTAAGTGTATCAATATTACCATACATAGAACCATTAACCATATAGTAGTCACAATCTAATTGGTCAAGCATAGCCCGCGCTACTGTAGTTTTTCCCACACCAGCACGACCGCTTAATACCATATTTGGTATTTCACCTTTATTTACAAATTCTTGAAAAGTTCCTTTTAATTCTTTAGTTAAAATACAATCATCAATAGTTTTTGGTCGATAGCGTTGCGACCACAAAAATTCATCACGAATCATTTTATCACCAATTATTCAGACCAGGTTGAAGAATTCTCTACTGTAATCCAATATTCCATATCATTATTTACAAAATGTCCAAAGCGATTTGAAATATTTACTTCGTAATCACCTGGTAAAAGTTTTAAATTTGCACATGAAAAAATCATATTAAAAGTTAATTCTGTTTCTCCAATTTTAACTTCAAAATTATTACTAGATGGATTTTTAGAATCAATAGCTTTACATAATAGATCTGAACCATTTCCAACAACTGCAAATTCTGGAAGTTGCAATACATTAGCTGCCTTTATAACATCCTGAAAAATCTCAGAAGTAAGAGTAAATGATACAATAGTATCACTCGGTGGAATATCTTTACTTGGCGGAAGAACCATCGTAACAGGGTCTGCATAGATAAAGTTTACAGCCTTCTTGCCATCTGAAATTTTAAGATTAGTTTCTTCTGTAAAGATTTCAGCTCCATCAAAAAGACTAAGTACACCAAGGAGACGATTTAAATCAAAAATTCCAAAATCCTTTTGTACATCTTCTTGAATTTTGCATTTTGCTAAAATAGTCTTTTGCGGGGATACAGTCCTCAATTCGCTACCAGTTCTAAACATGATAGAAGGATTTATAGTACTATAATTTTTAAGTACTTTTAAAGTTTTGTCACTAAGTTTCATCAAAAAGATCCTCCAGGGTTGATGGTGGTGTGTCAACACATTTTCGTAGTTGGCTTATTTGTAAATCTTCATTAAAATTTGGTCCTTGCCAATACGGATATGCAGCTCTAGATAAGTGAACTGATTTAGGTTTTTCCATATATTGAAAATCAAGTTCACCTACTGAATTGCATAGATAATCAGTCCATTGAATAAATTTAACATTAGAAAAAACAGATTCTAATTTTTTACATTCCTTTATAAAAAGATTTCTTATTCTATTTCTCTCTTCCCAGCTTCCATAAAAAGGAGTTCCTTTATAATAACCGGTTTTCGGCAAAGATCTTGATTCATTTTCTATAGGAAGTGGCTCATATATCTTAATAGTTTGTATTGGATGCATCTCAGATGCTTGTTTAAAATATTCATGAACTAATGATATTGTAGCGTCATCATCATATCTACAAAGATGATGACGTATATCAATATTTCCAAAATAAAATCCAATTTCATCTAAATCAGAAATATTACCTACTAATAAATTAGATAATCCTACACTTAAAGCTCCGTGTAAAGTTTTAAATGGTATTGAATTTACTTTCCATTTAGGTCTATACATACAAATAGCATGGCTATCACCTACTATAAGATGTTTACTAGTAAATGTTTTATAGTCATTTGGTATATACTTAATTGAATTATTCTGAATATTTAGTAACTGATCCCAATTTACATAATTCCATAATGGATTAATTTCTTTAGCTTTATCAATTCTTTTTTGCAACATTGCATGATAGTCTGGATGATCAATTACTAAAGAAAAAACTTTACCATGAAAATCGGAATAACGTATAACACTATCAATATTAGAATAGCTTTTCATACCGCCAAAAAGGTTTAATGTGCCACTCCAATCGTTTCCATGATAGACATACAATTGATCAAATTTATCAAAATTATCAATTTGACCATAATCTAATGTAATATCTAGTCCATCACTTTTTAATTGGTCGTAATACATCACAGCCTGCGCAGCACGATGAGAATGGCTTTGCTTTGATATCTTATTAAATGGACTAGTTAATACGGCTTTCATTAATCTTTATCCCATTTTCGAAATGAATCTACTTTATCAAAAATAGATTTATCTTTTAATTTTGGTTCAGTTCCAACATTCCACATTAATATATCACGTTTAGTATATTTAGGTACATACTTCCATACTTTTCCATCATAAGTATTTACCGATGGAAAAGGAGGTAAATTTTCTGCCTTTTCTTCTGTTTGAAATTCTAATGGGTCTGATATAACAGTAGCTCTTCCTAATTCTCCTGCTTTTAAATTCCTAGATACAGCTACACATGTAAATTTAGTATTAGGCCATGCTATTTGTAAAGCTCTAGATAAAACACCAGTAGAAATTGCAACATATGCTTCTTCAGGTTCTATTATTTTACTTGCGATTTTAACTAAACCAGCAGTCACTAATTCATGCCTTAGACCTAATGGAACAAAAAATGCTTTATTTTCAAGGGCCCAATCTAATGCCATTTTATTCAAATTAGGCATTGCTGCTATACGTTTAAAAATAGGAGTCGCGCCGCGTTCAATGCAACAAGCTTGATGATGTGATATTTTTTTTGAAGACGGCATAAATAATACTACTTTTTTATCATACCTTTTAGCTACATCTAATATTGATACCCCTGCTAATCCAACTCTTGGTTGAACATATACAATAGTATCAGACGGAGCTTTAGAAATAAGAAGATCACCACCACGTACTTTAGTTCCGGTAATCAAATCATCTCTAAGAACACGAACTCCTTCGTGTTCAGTTATAATAGGATCTGGATTAGGATCTTCCCAGTCTTCAGCTAAACTTAAAAAATGCTCTTTAGCTGTATCATAGTCAAGCATACCTACATCTTTATTAAATCCATCAATTACATGATTATTATGTGCCATATAACAAATTCACTTTAACTTTATACGATTCTATCGATAGACCAGCCTTTTTAAGAATAGCATCGTCGGATGGATGTGATTTAATACCATTAAACGTTTCAACTATTCCTAAGTCTAACATTGCTTTTTGTCGACCAAATGGATGGTCTTTAATAATACAACTAGACCATATGTTATCAAAATCTAAGTAATCATAATGAGCACCAGGTCTTATATAGTTTTCAACCCAACGAATAAAGTCACAACAAACATCTTCAGCATTATAAGGATATGATTGAGTATCTTCATATATTTTCATCATAACTTTGTCTAAAAATAATTCTTTGTTTATTTTTTTAGTTGGATTCGCTAGATAAGATATACATTCGACTGCATTAGTACCATAATAAAAAGGGCTTTCTTTATTTACATATTGAGGATACCAATCAGCTATATCTGCAATAACAGCCGCATATTGGAATTTATACGCGTTCATGCCATTATGCGCATTAAACTTAAACATGTATTCACCAATCTCTCTAAGATCTTTTTTCTCAGAACTAGACTCTAACCATTCAGCCATGTCTCTAGCCAATCTTGGTGCAAATTCACTTAGATAATAATCTCCTCCTCGTTTGTAGTTACTACCTTCTGGAGGTTTAGGAAACTTAGGGAATTGATAACCTATTGAAGTATAAAAGGGATGTGGGTAGTGATTCAATAGCTTAATCATTTCTTCTATAGATTTGCATTGATGCAAATGCATAAGAAGTGTATTATGATAACCAGAAGGTTTAGTGCCATAGTTAATAGCGCTTCCAGTCACTCTATGTAATATAAAAATATAGAGCCATTCTGGTAATTTAAAATCTGAGTGTTTTCCGGTCCATGATTTAGCTACTATATCTCTTTGAGATGTAATTTTACCAGCTTCCATTTTTTTCCAATATGGATGATCCTCTGTCCATCCATAAAAACAATCATTAATAATTTGAGAAAACCCAGCATATTTTCGTTCAACGACATCATATAATTGAACATAATGCATAAGATCGTCACCCATATCGCTTTGATCATGATCGATCATACCATATGGTTCTTTATGGAAAACATTACATTTATTTTGTTGGTCTAAAGCTAAATTGAAATACCTCAAATACTCATCATAATAATGTGTAGTTTCAATTGACATGATATAATTACTGTTATTTTTTATCCTTTCGTTTAGCTTTAGCCGCATTTACTAAATTAGCATCTGCAGTGGCCGATGCTCCGATTTGCGCTAAATCAATTAAGCTACCACCAAACATATATGTTCCAATATGAGATAAGTGCATCCATGGACATAACCAAACTTTCATTCCGATTTTTTGAACATTATAACAAAACATATAATCTTCTGATAGATATCGTTTTGAATCTGGATCAATAATACAATCAAAATATGCCATAATCTGTCTAGTTCCATCAAAGTGATCAGTTCTAATATGGTCTGGCGTATAAAGTAATTCTGGAAAAGATTCATCATATTTTTCAAAAGTCCTACGACGAATTAACATAAAGCCAGTACCAATTTCGCTAACTTCGCATGGTTTATTTAGTGGAATGTTTTTACCACTTTTAGGATTAAAAACATAATCGCCGACATATTTTTCTAATTGATTTGGATCGTCGTCTGCTACGCCTTTATCTACTGCATGTTTAATTTTTTCCCATGAAATACATTTCTTAGGATAAGGGCCACCAATAACATCGTATGGACTATCATCACCAGATAAAGCAAGAAGAGCCAAAACATCATTTGGATTAAATCCAATATCAGAATCAATAAACATTAAATGTGTACATTCAGACCTTAGAAATTCGTCAACACAATAATTTCTAGCACGAGTAATCAACGATTCATTAAATAAAAAATACATTTGAAGCTTAACGCCATATTGTACACAACGTGCAGATAAATCAGCTA